GTCTTTTTCGCTGACTTCGCCTATCACGATTCTCATGCATCGCTCCACGGCCCGGCAATGCGCCTATTGATGAAATGCTCCTGCTCGATGGCTGATGCTCCCAACTCAGCCCTGAAATCGAAATACGGCACAATCGCAAAGATATCAGCTTCCTGCACTAAATGGGTGAGTGGGTCTAGTTTATAGCTGAGTGGGCGTTCCAACGGTCCTGAGCCGTCTGCTCCTGTGCCTTTGTTCTCGGCATTCGCCAAGTCATTCCACTTGGAGTTGAACAGCACTTTATTGCCGGGCTTGACTGTCATCTGCTGGCGATAGCCTGGAATCCATTCCCATTGGTACCATTCGCCATGAGTTGTTTTTTCTAGGCCGATATAAGTTTGCTCTTTATGAACTTTCCACCATTCGCCCGGATGCCATTCCCCCGGTCCCACAGCTAGCACTATGCCTTTGATGCTCTTAGGCTTGTCGGTGAGCAGGATGTCGCTTGGTTCTTCGATGCGCCGGATTAAAACGCGGTCATCCCTTGGGCAAATATCTTCGACACCAATCTGCTGCCTCAATCGGGCTTCGGACAATCTCGCAACGGACCGGTCTTTCAAGGAAATGTCTACATTCGGAGCAGTGATGCTCACCCTTGGCGGGATGCTCGTACGCGACTTGCCTGTGGCTGAGTTTGTCCTTGGCATCGCGCTCCACGCTATTTCTCGTAGTGATGCGTTACCTTGTCATGCTTGTGTGCTGGCATATTCCCTGCAACGTGGCCGCCGTGCGCTTCGCCATGCACGGTTACGCCTCTGTGCGGTGGGACATGGGTAGTTTGCAAATAGTCAGCTACATGTTTCTTTTCCATCGCTGCGCCTTTGGCTGTTTCTTTGTTGCCGTGCATTGCGCCGATGGCGTTCATCACCTTATAGGGCACACTCGATTTAGCCCCGTATTCTTTTTTCAGTTTCTCTTCGAGGAATTTAGGCATTCCAACCTCCGGGAATAGTTGCAATGGATTTAATTACATTTGCTGGGATTTCAATGTAGGCTTGGTTATGCTTCCAACCGGAAAGTGCAAGATATTCCCTAGATGGCCCAAATTCGATGTGATGCTGGACGCGCTCTCTGATGCGGGCTTGCAATGGCCATAGAGCTACGAAATCCCGCCTAGCTTCAGCGCGTAATTCTTCAAATGCCTTTGTAGACTTTTGGAAAGATTGGAGTACTTCAAATCTAGTCAGAAACTCATTAGGCATCATGCCTCCTAAACAATATCCAAATCCAACTCGCCAGGTGTCGCCCCTGAAGTCACAATCTGGACGCCATGACCGAAATAGAGCGGAGAGAGCAAGCCCAGCCCGGTTGTCACGGTCACTGGCGTTGCCCCGTAAAGCGCTGGGGTATTCCCTGCCGAGTCGGGACCATCGTTGATCTGCAAGGTCCAGCTTGTACCTGCTACTGGCACGCTGATAGCGCGGATGAAACCGGGCAATGAGTTCTTGAAATTGAATGTGCCGCTTGTGGTGACGCGAAAAAGAGCCATCGCTTATCTCTTATCCCAATAGATTGCAAAGCCGATGTTGCACAAACAGAATCCAAGGCCGCGCCGCCAACCTTCGTTCGGGTCACGTTGATAGCGAATTTTGATGAAGTTGAAACCCAACCCGAGAGGAAAAGAAAACCATCCTAGATGCCCATGCATGTTTTCCATTTATACTCCTTGCCAGCCTCCTCTTGGTCTTCGAGGCGGTTCTCTGCGAGCATCTTGTGCCGATTCCGGCGCTACGTCAACAGCAAAAGTGAGAGTGAGCGTATCGCCGCAGTCAGGAGAGCGTAGCCCGCGTTTCTTCATCATTTCTTTGGCTTCAATGACAACGCTGCCGTGCGCTCTTTTGCCCTGAGCGTAATGATATTGCGGGCCTGTCAGGTCAGAGGCGAGTTCTTCATCGTTGGGAATTTCTGCACCGTTGTCGAGCCATGATTTACACTTGCCCCACACTTCAGCGCGTCGATTGAAATACTTAACTCCATCAAAGGGACTGGCTGCTCCGTCAAATCCAAGCACTTCGTAGCCCAATGCCTTACAATAGTCAACAACCCCACCGCCAATTCCCCCGGCGTCAATGATGGTACAAGCTGGCTTATGCTTTCCCATTTGTTCGATAACTCTATTTGCCGTGAATTGCGTGTCTCTGTTCCTGAACTTCTCAAGTTGCACATATTTCCTCCCTTGCCGGTAGCCTAGGACGGTCTGGTCATCCCCGAAACGTGCCACATCGCACGCCAGAATCTTTGGAAGATATTCAAAGCCTTCGGCTCGATAGTGTCTAGCTCGGTTAACGACATCACTGGAGATAAACTGCGTGTCTCCTTGTCGGGGAAATACTCCACGCACACGTACCCTGAAGAAGTCGGAATCCTCGCCTTCATCCTGCTCCCACTGTCGGTAAAGAGCTTTGTTTGTGCCTTCGACTGTCCTTGAATCAATATGGCGGTGCCGCCATCGGTGAGCTTGAGAACCAAAACATTCGAAGAAAGGACCGTCGTTGAGGGTAGGGTTTCCAAAAACCAGCCACAAAATGATTGTGTTTTCATCGGTCAGCGCTCCCTTCGTGACTTCCCAGATCGGCCTGCTGATAGCCGAGGCTTCATCAAAGATTACCAGAATCAGCTTGCCTTGATTGTGCAGCCCGGCGAATGCTTCCGTATTGAACTCGTTCCAAGTCTCGAAATCCGCCCGGTAGTTGGCTCGATATTCCTGATCTCTGACGCTGATTCTTGTCGCTTGCACATCCCAGAAATCTTTGTCGTAGGCCAACCTGAACCATTTGGAGCATTCTGGCTGTGTTTTGCTGCTTAACTGATTCCCGGTATTGGCCGTGATGATGCAACGCGCTCCTGGCCAGCAACTTAGCGCCCATTTGAGAATCATGGCTACGAGAGCAGACTTGCCGATGTCATGGCCGCTGGCAACTGCGGACTGATAGGGCATGAATCGGGTGGTAGGATCCCTGAGATGCTCGCCAATCGCTGCTAGTTCTTCCGCTTGCCAGATCCTTGGCCCTCCTGAGTTTGCCAATTCTCCTTCGCCCCAAGGAAATATGGCTTTGACAAGACCTAGTGGGTCAAATGCATAACTGGCTATTTCTTCAATGAGTTCTAGGGCGCTGCTTTGCAAGACTGGCCTCTATCTGTCTGGCTAGCTTCTGTTGACGTTTGAACTTTTTGAGATACTTTTTAGGCGGTATGAGATTGGCAATCCATAGCTTAAACTTCACGCTTCGACCTCATCTTCATTAGGGCTTCGGTATAGCTAATGGTTAGATTGGCTTCAATTTCTTGCTTTGGCAGACCTCGGCGATAGGGAATCATTAGCCGAATAAGCGCGATCTTGGTCTGCTCTGCGCCGGTCATCAGTAATCGACAAATCAGTCGGTCGAATCCTTCTTTTTTGTCTGGCGAGGCTTGAGCTAGCATTTTATCAACTCGCGCAGCCCACATCCGCTGTTCATCTGTTACTTTATTCGGTATTCCCTTGCGAGAACCCACAGATCGCCTCACTTATGCACACTTTATGCCTTATTTTTGAGCTTTGCAAGGTCTAGTACTTATAGCCAAAAGTGGGCTTGTCTGTTCTGTAACTGGATTTGCCGTCAGGCATGATGACTTCGACGTTGCGGCGGGAGATAGAAGTTTTACCTGTAATTTATTCCTGATGGAAGATCTGAAGCTCTGATATTAGTCTGCAAGACCAACTCTAGTTCAGAAGCAAATATCCGACCTTCCAATTCTTTTGGGAGATTAGCCACATAAACAATTCTGATTGGCTGACAGCAAGATTGGTGCTGGTAAGTTAAACCATTTAAGTTAAATGGATTCATAGATAGCTGCGCTGTCCTGTAAAACTAGTCGCCTGCATGCTCCGGCGTCGAGCCACATCGCGCCCCACTCTAGGATGTCTAGCTGGGCTTGTCAACAAGATTCTGCTTTGGCCGTCCACGCTTCATTTTGATTTTCTTTTTGATTTCCATTTGTGTTTTGCCGTATAAATGCAGGCTTCCCCATCCTCGCCGCATATCCCAAGCGCAATAGCCCTCCGTGCTCTCATGGATACGCCAGCCGAGATAATCTATGAACAAGGACTTCATGGCTGCACCACTGCTACTTTTCCTGCTCGCTCCCCAAATCTTGTCTTTCTCCATGCCTGCTTCATTTGAACTCCAGCATTTCTTGGCTCAACCGTTTGGCTGCTATCTCGCAGTACTTCTCTTCGATTTCTATGCCGATGGCGCGAC